ACCGTCTCGGGATGAGTCCCGAGAGCCGAGGCGATCTCTTGGACGGTTAGAAGTTTTACGCTCACGCAAGCGAATGTAGCCGCGTGTTGCAAACTGTCGAGAGAAATCTTTTGGGAATTTACTCGGACGGTTGCTGGAACCCTCGGCGGGCTGAGATTGGCGTGAGGGTTTGGCCGGATTCTCGCAGTTCCTTGAGGAATCGATACTTACCGATTTCCGCGCCTTTGTCGTAGGCTTGGTTCAGGAGTTTGATGCGAGCATCATCGCCGTTCTGCTGGTATGCACCGCTCAGATAGGCGCGTTCGGCAAGGCTTCTACGCCAGAAGCCAACGAGCTGAGTGTACCGGTCATACTGCTCAGGGGTGAGGCGTTCGTACGTCTTGTTTCCGTAGGTAATCTTCGGGTTCGGAACAGAAGGAATCGCCTTGTTATCAGCGGTCCTACGCCATGTGGAGTAGATCGAGGCATTGAGAGGATCGGCATCGATCTCGCGGCTCTTGGATGCACTGAGAAGATTGTAGGCCCAAGGATTCTCGCTCTTTGGAGTCTGGCGCACAGGCTCTCCCCACAGATCGCGGCGCACGGGCATCGCATTCGGATCTTTGGTTCCTGGGATTTGCAGGCCAAGAACAGCGAATCGTTGATTCAGCTCGTTTGTGGTATCCTTGATGAACCCTTCGTTGCCAATCGCAGGAAGATACTCGCGTCGAGACCTGCGGATTACGCCAAGAATCGCGGGAGCCACCGGGGAAGCGGCAGTCACTGCGAGGTTCTTGATCCACCGGTCAAGTGAGTTGCCAGACTCCTCGGACATCAGCTTGATGAAATCGCTGGTTCCTTTGAGAAACTGCTGGTTCATCACAAAGTTGATGCCAGACAGAGCCGCGCCCTTTCCAAGCGACAAGAAATCAGGGTCGTCATTCGGGCTGCGCTCCTGCAATCGCTTAGCCGATCCCACCATCAGACCAATCGCTCCACTTGTCCCCAATGCCGAGAGATCTTTGACGGTATCACCCGGCTTGAACGTGGGATCTCCGCCCCGAACCAAGCGTCTCAATCCGCTGACGTTAAGAGTGCCAGGAGGCATCACACCACCAGATTTGGCCAACTCGCGAGCCTTGTTCGTTTCGCCGGGAGTATCGAGATTGGGGGTGATGACACCCTTGTCGTAGAGGTAGGCGTATGCTCCACCAACCATCGTTCCAACGACGAGTCGGCCAACAGCAATGTTTCGCTGACGAGGGGTCAGGTTTTTCCAGTTGAAACCTTGAAGCAAAGCGGCGGGTGTGAATTGCATCGTTTCAGCAACCACATTGATCGGTGTTTTCTGGAACAACGAAATAAGGCGATACGGAATGTATCCAGCAGGACCAGCCTCTTCCTTAATGAATCGGTTGATTCCAGCAACCATTCGAGTTCCAAAGTTTTCCTGTTGGAACACCGATTTGGCTGATTCGTGTTCAATCAAACCAAGATCGTCTGGCGTGAATCCGCGTTGACCAGCAGCACTGGCTTCATCGCTGATTGCCATGAGCTTAGGATCACGAGTGGCCAACTTTATTTGAGCCTCGGTCAATCCGCGCTGTCGCCCAATCTCAGCGATGATTCTCGCTCGATCAGCAGAGCGGAATGGAACGTCAGTAGCTTGGCTCAACCTGAGGAATACGTCGGGAATTGCTCCAAGCGTTGCCTCTACCAAGTTCCTCGCAATGGGAGCATCTGGATATTTTCCAGACATCGCATCGAACAGGTTTCCCCATGCGCGTGTGAAATTGAGTGGATTGCCAATGTCGGTGCCAAGTTCATACGGCATGGCACTGGAACCTTTGAGCAGCACTTTCTTGGCTTGTGGAAGAGAGTTTCCAAATGCCTTGATCCGATCAAGTGTGCGGGCGCGGATGTTGTAGCTGTTGTTCTTGTTTCCAGACAACGCCATGTCAATCCCGCTTGCCGTAACATCAGCAAGCTCTCTCAACGGAATGTTGATCGTGTTTCCAACAACATTCCTGATGATGGAAATCGGAGACATCACCGAACCTTGAACCATTGAGATGAACAGATCGGTGGCTGTGGATGGATTGAGTCGCGCAATCTGCTCGTTCAACGCAACGTCAGATTCCGATTTCAACGCATCGGCCATGTCCAAAAGACCGGAGTTGACCTTGATGCCGTTGATGTCGTTTTTGTTTACCGCATCCTTGAGCTTGATCTCAGCGCGTTTCACAGCATCGACTGAACCTCGATACTGATCCATTGAATCGCCCAGTTTCGTGGCCTGTTCAGGAGTGAGCTTTCTGCCACGCTCATCCATCGACTTTGCAACGAGCTGAATAACACCTTCGCGAGAAGCAGACTTGAGCAGCTTGAACTGGTTGATGAGCTGACCCCAAGTGGTTCCGCTTTCTGCCAATTTCAACGAAAGATCAATCGCTTCCTGAGTGCGTCCTTCATTCAAATACCGATTGAACAGCTCCATCCCAGAAGCAACACGAGTATTTGACTTTGCATTACCAATGTCAGCGTTGAGCTGATCAGGGGTCATCATTGATGCCTGTTCAACCACCTGATCAACATTTTGCTGCAAATATGAAGCGCGAGGAGATTTTGCCACCGCTTCTCGGATCACAGGGGGAACACCAGGAGCGGCTGCAACGCGCTCGGCGAACGCACGAGGCTCCATCTTGGGAGGAGCTTGTATGGCAGATGGGCGTTCAATGGTGAGAGAGAGTTGGTTTGAGAACTCATTCTCGTCGAACTTCTCTTTGAAGTTCTGTTGGGCATAACGAAGACCAGCGGCTACGCCATCGGCAACGGTTCCACCTGCTCGAATGATTTCTTGAGCTACCGTAAGCGCACCATTCCAAGCAGATCCCATAAGCTGAGGAAATGGGTTTGCGCCCACACCCGGTTCAATTTCAGCACGGAGTCCTTCGAGCCTCTGAGCAACGGTTTCAGCTTTCTGTCGGAACTTGCCTTTTGTGGCAAGCCGCTCATCACGAACTTTAAGACGTTCAGCCAAGATGTCGTCAACAGACCGAAGCGGAGTTCTTTCTGGTTCTTTAGCTGGAAGCATCCCCCCCTCTCTAGGGGCAGGTCTTTCTACCGTAAATTCAGGAGTGATGATTTCACCGGAACGAACAGGTTCAGCCGGAACCTCTGGAGTTGGTTCTCCGCGCATGAGTTCCTCGGTTGAAAACTGTCTTCGGCCAATGGCTTCTCGAATTGCTGCGGCTCTTTCACGAAGTGCCTGACGCTCAGCGGATCGTTGAGCCTGAGCTTGCTCAGCAGTTCTGAGTGGTGTTCCGGCACTAGCGGCTTCACTTTCTAACGCCTTCTGTTCTTCGGCAGCAATACGTTCGTCGCGGGCGCGAAGACGTTCAGCTAGTATTTGATCCTGAGTACGAAGCGTCTCAGGAGCTTCCTGAATCACCTGTTCAACAGGAAGTCGTCCCCCTTCAACTTGAGCGCGTGGACCCTCTCCAATCACTTCTGGTTGATAGATGAACGGCTCATCGGGATTCATCTCAGCAATCAGTTCTCGGAACTGAGTCTTGAGATCACGCACCGGAACGATGCGATCCATCTGATCGATGAGTCCACTGACTTGGCCAATGGCCTCCCCAACGGTCTGTTTTCGAGAAGCAAGGTTATCAAGCACATCAGCTTGAGTTACACCTTTCCCGCGCATGCCAAACGAGCGGGCCACTTGAGTGCCAAGACCGGCTGCGAAGAGAGTTCCGATAGCCGCTTCGTATGAAGCCTTGAGCTTCTGCTCTGGAGTAGCTTCTGGATCAGCGATGGTCTGCAATGCAACACCGGTTGATTCAGCGGCACCACGGGTTACCTCGGGAGCAAGAACAGCGGGGATGGCTTGGCCAACTTGCTCAGTTGCGCGAGCCGCCTCTCCAGCGCGAGTGAGATCCGCAATCTGTGCAGCGCGAGCAGCAGAAGGGGCTGCGGCTTCAGCAAATGACTCAGTGGCAGCAGCAACAGATCTTGGAATTCGAGCAGCTTCTCCAGCGGCTCCAGCAATCCCAAGAGTCATCAGGTTCATCGGAGACAGAAGGTCAGCGGCAACTTGGCCCGCCACTTCCCCCGCCGGACGAGTCACTGATTCTGGAACAGCCCGAAGTCCTGGAGTAACAATCCTTGCAATGTCAGCGGCTTTTGCGCCTAGAGACGCTCCCAATTCACGCTTCTCAGGAGAAGCTGACAAGAGGGCCATGATGCCTTCCTTGTCGATACGAGATGCACCTTCGAGCATTCCCTGCTTTGGCTCACCACCAGTGACCTGCTGGATGGTTCTTCCAACGGTCGCAAGATCTTGCGGCATTGGAGTTCCAAACGCAAAAGGAGCGGCAATACGGGCGAATGCTGGAGCGACCGATTTGGCCTTCTCGTACAGGCTTGGTGGTGCCTCAAGAACTGGAGCATTCGGATACTTTTGTTTACCAGCAAAAGCGAACGCCTTATTTATATCCTCTTGAGTGGGGTCTTTATCGCCTTCCAATTCAAGAGTAACACCAGTAGCATCATTGGTGATCTGATAGATAGGCATAATTATCTTACACGCTTAATTGTAAAACCGGGAATATCAGTAGGCTTAGCAGTTTCAGAACCCTTTACTCCAGCGGCTGGTTCAATTGGGAATCCACCGGTTCCACCAAACGCAGATTGAAACTGCTTGGTTATTTCAGCCTGTTTTTCAATCGGAACTCCCGGCTTGAATGTGATTACAGGCTTATAGGTTTCAGTAACAGGATCGAATGACAAACGGCTTGAGAACGGAGAGTTATCAGTTCCAGCATTATCAAGAAAATCCTTAAGTTGAGGATACATCTTGCTTATTTCCTTAATTTGCTCAGGGCTTCCACCGACAGTTCCAACGCCAGGAAGATTGAACTGCATGTATCCCTGCTTCTTTCGATCAGCTTCCTTTTGAGCGGCTTCCTTCGTTTTCTCCTGAGCCTCCATGAACGCGAGCGTTTCAACATCGGGTTCCCCGAGTTTTACTGCTCGCTGAGACAGGTATCCCGACATTTCAGGAGCGCGTGACTTCAATGCCTGAATTCTCGCGTTTTCCGTTTGAGCTTGAGAAAGTTCAGCTTCAGCTATTCCAGCTCTTGTGGCGGCATCGAGTGGGCCAACGAACTGATTAGTGGTTCCACCCAAAGCCATTGCGGCACCCTTGGCCTTTGAAGCTCCAGTCAACAAATTGGCTTCACGTTCAGCGGCCAATCGCTTGATGTCTTCCTCAAGCATGAGCTGACGTTGAACTTTCATGCGCTTGAGAAGCATGTCTTCTTCAAGCAAAGCTCTTCTTGCGCTTGCCGCTTCCTGAGCCTTCTCAGTGCTTCCGCTGATCTGGCCAGCCAAGCCTCCGGTAAGGACGTTCAGAAGGCGGGTTGGTACTCCGGTGCGATATTGAGCGGCTTGCTCAAGTGAACCAACATTTGGATAATTAGGTGTAGCCATAGGTTAGTATCCTCCAGCGAAAGTGTTTTTCTTGCGAAGTGTTCCGGGTTCGACGGGCATGGGCATTGCGCTGCGATCAGGATTGAGTTCGCTTCCAACGGGTTCTGGAACCGGAGGATTTCCGTATGCTTTCATTCGCTCTTCCAGACGGCGTTGAAGTTCATCCTGAATAATCTGCTGCTTCGCCATATCTCGCTGCTCCAGCTTGTCGTTCATTCCGCTGGCCTGACCGTAGATGCCTCCGGTCAGCAGGTTTCCGAGGCGTTCCATGATGCTCGGATCATACTTCGCAGCTTCGCGAACCAGCTCTGGGTTAGCGCGAAACGCCTCGGCCTCAGCGAGCTTCTGACGCTCAAGTTCCTTGTCGCGACCGCTGAGGTTGTTGTACAAGCCAGCGGTGGCAAAGTTCGCAGCGTTCTGGAGGAAGTTCTCGAAAGCCATGATGATTACCTTCTCAAATCATTGAGCATGGATCGACCGGCCATGCGACCGTTCATCACGCGCATTGCGGCAGCGAGGATCTCATCAGGATCGTAATTGATGTATCCGTTGTACGGGTTCAAAGCCTCCTGCATGCGTCGAGCGGGAATCGGAACAGTGGTTGGTTCGACAATGGACGGAGTTGATGTGACCGAAGACCCCGGAAGGGTTATCGGCTTGGGTGGCTTTGGAGGAGCAACCGGAGCAACCGGAGCGACCGGAGGCTGGCTCAGATCCAAGATCGGAGTCGATGTCACCGAAGATCCCGGAAGCACGATTGGAAGCCTACCGGGGAATGTAACAAGCCCTATTCCACCTGATGTTACTATCGCACCATCCTCACGCTTGGTCGTAGTCGGCGGTGTTCCGCCTGCCGTAACGCCACCGGGAATTGGCTGAGGAGGATTGTAGTAATCGGAAGTGAGAGTTTCATCACCCGGCTTGACACCACCCTTATCCCTCGAAGGAGGCTTGGCGAGGTTGGCGTAATCCCAGTCGCCTTTCATCCAGTTCCACTTATCACCAGTGTCATTGACAAGCACATCACCAACACGAGTTCCGGGCATATTCGGAACCTCAGTACCCCACATCTGATATCCACCACCGGGAACGAGGTAGAGCTGATCAACGGCAGGGGTTGGAGTTTGATTCGGTCCTGCTGGTTCCGATTCAACGTCCGATGAGTTGTTGATGCTGGTATCGTTCGCCATAAATCAGGCTTTTGGAACCATGCTCTTGATCCGACCGATCATCCAGTTGGCCACCAACTTCTTCGCCTTCGGTTTATCCTTGAGCCACTTCGCGAACTTCTCCGCGTTGCTGTCGTAGAAGCTCTTGAACCAAGCGGGTCCAACGAGTTCCTTCCAGAAGTAGAACGCTTCCCACTGATCGGGAATGCACTCGCGAGCGACGTAGCAACCAGCAGCACTTCCGAGTGCGCCGATTGCTCCGGTGACACCTTTGAGGATTGCCAACGGTGAACCAGCCTGCGAAGCCTCGAACGCGTTCTGGGCGTTCTGGAGCGCAAAGCTGGAACCGGTCTGAAGCAACTGACCAGGACTAGCTTGCTGCATGCCTTGAATGTACTGAGGAGAAGCGAACGGAGACGCACCCTGCTGGAGTCCGCCAAGCTGAGCGGCTTGCGAAACGATGGGCTGGAGACCCAGAGCGGACTGGATGTTCGCAATGTTCTGCTGCTGGGCACCCTGACGTTGCTGCTGAGCAGACATCTGGCCCGCAAAGGTCTGTTGCTGGGCAGTGTTCCGCTGACCGGTGGCTGCGAGGATATTCTGGAACGATTCCTGAGCTTGGCGATTGGCGACATCGCTCGTGGTTTGGCCGCTCTGGAGTAGGCCAAGAGCTTGCTGACGACGCTGGACATCGGCATTCGCAATAGCCTCGCCAACCGCCCGCGCCTCGCGGAAAGCGGAAAGGTTACCGAGGATATTTCCGGTAGCAGTCCCACGAGCGCGAACGGCTTGCTCAGCGGCTCGGATCATTGCGGGATCAAGCGTTCCGGCTTGAGCGAGACCGGCACTGATCTGGCGTTCGAGGTTGCTGCGGATGTTCGCTGCTTCGCCAGTATCCTGCGGGCCGGTAGGCATGCCGACACGCTCGTAGGTGGGGGCAGCGGGAGCGGTCTCGGCAATGGGGCGTTGCCCAATGCTCTCCATGAAGTTTTCATAGAGACCATAGCGTTTAGGATCAGCGGCCTTAAGCTCTTTAAGGCGTTGCTCGGCAAACTGAGTTCCGTACTCCTTTGCGAGATCGAGCTGAGCCTTAGTCTGTTCAGGGGCAAGAGATGCTAATGCGCGAGCTGTTTCGCGTGTGGCATCGATGTCAGACATGCCGCTGAAATTAACCGTTCGGTACTCACCGGTTTCTTTGCCGTTTTTGTAGATTGGAACCCGAACCTCTCCCCCAATCCGAGACGCTGCCTCGATCTGCCGTTGAAGCGGAAAGGTTTCAATCGAAGCCATGACAGCCTCGCGGTTTGCCGCCGCCATATCCGGTGCTTTATATGATCCGCCCATAGGAAATCCTTCGGTTCATTAGGAGTTTGAAGTATCTGTTGAAATCGTACAAACGGGAAACGCCTCTGCTAAATCCGCCCACCTTGGTGACCTTATCTGAACAGACGGTCATCATGGCCAACCAGAGAGTCTGAACGGCTTCTGGTTCCACCCCAATTACCATCTCGATCCAAGCGATGTGGCCATCAGGGAAGTTGTTGTTGATGTCTTCCGCTTCCTCGATTGAGTTCAGGAAACGAACAGCTCCGACACCAATGCACTCGCCATTCTCATTCTTGATGATCCCGATCTGCTTCATCTTGTTGAAGATGCCGATCCAGTTCAGGAGCTGATCATCGTTCCATGTGGAACAAGTTGGCCAATGAAGCCTAAGCAGCTTAGCTGCTTCGATGATAGACGGATGTGCGTTCATTGCTGAGGACGCACGGAATCGACGAATCCAGAGAGAATGGCGGATTGGAATGACAGGCGACCGCCCGCATTGGTTTCAACCTTAAATTGGACCGAGTTCCATCGGCCCTTGCTGATGAGGTTGTAGGCTTTCAGGAACTTCTGAGAACTGGTTATGCTCAGGCCAGAATCAATCGTAGAGAATGTTCCAGTCATGTCCTTGGCGTAGGAAACGGTAACACCGGTATTCTGGGTGGTGTACGGGTTGTCGAACGCGAGCTGGATGCTGTAACCGATCTTGTCGGGGATGGGTTCCCCAAGGTTGTAAGCCTTGGTGGTCACCGAGGACTGGTATTGCGAGCCACCATCCAAATAGGAAGAAACCGGTGTTGGTACGGTGCGAGTGTTTGGCAGGTAGTCGTTGAATGACCAGACCTGATTGCTTCCCGAAGACACTGCGGTCATGTCGCCAGCGAACATCAGCACAGGGCCAAAGCTTGAGAACGATGTGGCAAAGAAGTCGTTCACCTGCCAGTTGTCCCAGTATCCAAGCCAAGAGCGGGCCAGTGAGTGGTATACGATGATCGCGTTATTCCGAGGGATCAGGTCTTCGAGTTCGAGATGGTAACCGTTTTCGAGAAGCATCGCATACTCGTTTTCGAGACCAACACCGAACGGTCCTTCCTGAACGAACGGAACCGCAAGCAGGTATCGGTTATTCCAGAACACACCGTCGCAGAGTTCGAGGCGCGTCTTATCAATGCGGCTGATGAGATCGTTGATCGGGCTGCTGAGCGCGAGTCCAACGCTGGTCTGGGTACCCGCTTGGATCTGGGCCATCGAGCGGATGCCGTCACGAGATAGGAAGAAAACGTCAGCACCCACCGCAGCAATGGATCGGTGCGAGGAGCAGCCGATGTTTCCGCTGACGAGCGAAATAGACCAATCAGCGGGATCTGCCGTTGGATCGGCATCCACAGTCCAGATGGACCGCTCCTTGAACACGAGCAAGCGGTATCCGAACCACGAGTAGAGACCACGAATCGGATCGCCATCGCCACCAACTCGAATAGAACCAAGCGGGTCCCAGACTTCGCCATCGAGGATATCCGAGAAGTAAAGGGTATCGGGAGGAACCGTGGTATCTGCCGAAACGCACCAGAGACGATTGGTATGCGTTGTGAGGTAGAGAGGCTTGGCAGGAGCGGCGAGGGATACAAATGCGACCGCGTGAGATTGGTTTGTCGGGGAAATTGTAACCGTTGGGGGCGTGATGTATCCGCTTCCGGGATTCAGAATTACAATGGAAAGAATGGCTCCGTCTCCGCCGATTCTTGCTTCAGCGGTTGCAGTTACACCACTCGGAGGGGCCGATATGGTGATTGTTGGGATGTTGCTGTGTCCGCTTCCCTGATTGATGACATCGATGCGGCTGATCTTACCGGCAGCGATGGATGCGTTCGAGTTCGAGCTGTTGACATAACGCAGTGCGCTATAGCCATCCGCGTAGAACAGCTTCTCGTTGAGCTGAGCGAAGTAGACGTATCTCGCGAGAGGATTGATCGTAGATCCGCTGATGACGTTGTACGAAATACCAGGAGATCCGTAGTACAGCAGATTGGTGTTTGCGTTGATATCATTCAGCGCGATTACCAGACGCTCTGAGGCGGACGTATCAAAGTAGAAGCCAGAGTAGACTTGGCAGTTGATTGGAAGGTTGGAGGCGAAGTTGCCGGTGGTTGCCTCCCAGTTTGTGATAACAGCTTCCCAGTTGGTAGTGATGCTGTTTCCAACCAGTGAAACGGACCCGAGACGAGTGACAAGGTTTCCAAAGTCATCGTAGTCCATGTTGATGGCCGACTCCAAGCTTGTGGCCGGAATGGCATCTGGACGAGTAGCTGAAACGACACCAGTGCTAAACCCATTGCTTCCATCCAGAAGCATCTGGTCGTCGAGTGCGTCTGAGGATTGGAATGGCATTAGGTGATGTCCTGAAAGGTGTAGTCGTAGAGGCTGTCAGGAATGATGCGGCTGATCTGCTGCTGCTGACCGCGTTCCATGTCTTTCATAATGGACACCTGAGCAGCACCCTCTTGAAACTTGGCTTGGGCCTTACCGTACTGCCGAGAGTATTCCAGGAGATCGCCTTCGGTGTAGGCCATCAGTGCATTCTCCACACCGTGCAGCTCGAAGTTGCTGTCATTGGTGATGGTCTGAGCCTCACCGAACTGACGCATCTGCGACTGCTTCTTACCAAGGATGAAGAGCGTTCCATTGACGTTGGGAACGGGGATAAGCTTGATCTTGGGAACACCGGCAAGTCCGTAAGCGGGGTCCATGTTTCGGACCCAGTTCACGAAGTTGTTGGGAGTGGACTTGCGCCCATCGACGTTGTTCCAAGTGTTTGGATCGAGCTGGAAGAACGATACCCACTCAGCGGACGGGATCTCGATACCATCGGTATCCCCATCAACCGTGAACTTCACTGCCACCGGGAAGTCCATGTACATGTTGTACCCAGTGTTCGACGAGTAGGTGCTGGTGATGAAGGTGCTGATCGTATTGATCTCGTCACCGTCAGTGATCGGAATGGAGGTAACGCCCAGGGTATCGTTCCACAGGCACGAATCCCAGATCATGGAGTAGCGGCGGATACAGAACTTCTTGGCCAACGTGAGCGTGGCCGAGTCCGTGAACGACAGCTTGTCGCAAGCCGCCTGAGCTACTTCAGAGGGTTTCATTAGGCGAAGTATTCCTGAGCGGTGATCGTCGAAGTAGTGCTTTGCTGGACGGAACCACTTATGTTGAAGTTCAAATATATGTCACTAGATCCATAAATGTGAATCTTGTATGTAACAGCAGAGGTGGTATTGGGTGAATCAAGAAACTCTATCTTAACATTGTTGATCGACTCAATCTCACCGTCTTCGTAGCTGGCGGAAGCGATTCCAACTATTCCAGTACCAGTGCTTGTTCCAATCTCAGTTCCGTTTCTAGTTAGCCTGAAAACGCAGTTTTTGGAATCACCGGTTAAAAACGAATAGTTGATAACGGCAGAAACAAGAATGTTTGAACTGCCGCTTCGTGGAGTAATAGAAACCGATATTACATCAGCACCAGATCCAGTGGTATTTGCCTCAATGCTTGCTCTGGCTTTGTTTGGAGTCTGCTTACATTGAGGTGAGTTCAATGAAGTCTGAACAAACTGACTGGAGTTGGAAGCCCGAAGTCTTCCAGTCGAATCAAGAATGATAACCTTATCGGTATCCGTATCAACATTCTGAGTAGTGATGTTCGGGAATGTAACAACATTCGCATTAACAGTAAGCAGATCGGTTGAAGCATTACCAATAGTGGTATTGCCATTTACGATCAGGTTTCCTGTGGCGGTCAGGTTGCCGCTGGTGAAGATGGTTCCAGTCGTGGTGAGGGTGCTTCCGAACACGACTGCACCGGTCACGTTTAGGGTGCTTCCGAAGGTAACCGCTCCGGGAATCGAAACGCCTCCGTTGAACGTAGCGAGACCGCTGCAATTCAGATAGTTGAGCGAGGTGGTTGATCCGACGGAAAGGTTACCAGCAATCGAGCTTGAGGCTGCGACGTTGGTCTGGGTGATGTTTCCGTAGACCGACAGGTTGCTTCCAGAGCTGATGTTTCCAGAACCACCGGTTGAGATGTTGCCAGTGACAGCCAGTGTCGATGACATCGTGGCGGCTCCGGTGACTGCGAGAGTGGACGAGAGAGTGGTCGCACCGGTAACGGTCAGGGTGGATGAAAGGTTGGTGGCACCGGTCACACCGAGTGTAGAACCGATAGTGGCCAACCCAGAGACTGCGAGGCTCGAAGCTAGTCCGGTGGCACCCGTGACATTTAGGGTACCGACAATGTTGGCTGCGGTGGTGGATAGCTGGAGCGCGGAATCGGTTCCGCCGCCATCGCTGATGCTCCTGAGACTTCCGGTAAGACTGGCGTTGTCGGAGGTCTTGAGTAGGCCAATGTATGTTGATGCGACTGAACTGCCTGTAAGTGGGGTTGCCATACTATTCCTTCGGTAGTGCGTACCATCCCTCGTGGATTGTCACGCGGTTTTGAGACTTGGTTGGGTTGCCCTGGGCATCTTTGACCCAGACGCGAGCCTTAACGTCCTCAGCGAGGCGTATAGGCTCACCGTGGGGCACCATCACCACTCTTGTTGAGCAGCTTGCGCTCAGAATCAGCAATGCGATCCAGTAGCTTCTTTTTGAGTTCTGGATCGGGTTTTGCATCCTCTGCGGTGTAGGGTGTTTTCGCAAGCCATACCAGCCACTTGAGAATGGCTGATACGATTTGCTCGATGACGTTCATTCAGCCTTCTTCTTATCAGCGTCCTTGGCCATGATGAGTCCGAATCCAATGGTCACGGCGGTGATGGTGGCTGCGAGGTCCATGTTGGTAGACGGGTCTCCATCGAAGAGCGCTTTGAGTGCGCCTCCGATTGCGACCATGATTGCGCCGACACCTGCGAGAGTGGTTTTCCAGTTCATTTCTTGAGGGCTTTGTAGAGTCCGATTGCTGCGGCTATAAACGCCAACAGAGCGGCCCCGAATCGGAACCACTCTGTTAACTGAGGAAGCAGTGATACCGCACCAGCAGTAGCGGCGGTTGCAAGTGAAAGTCCAAGTCCGCTGCTACTGTTGGTATCGTTTGTCATTGCTCGGGCTTAGGCTGTGCGGCTGCGATGATGAGGTCGGCCAATGGCACTCCTACCTTTGCATTCTGGAAACCGCCAGCTTTGATGGCGATGTCGATGAGTTGGAGGAGTTGATTGGCCTGCTCAGTGGTAAGTTCGATTGTAATCATGCCGTCGGAGCATCCGAAACAACCGGCTGTTCGTCAACAGCGGCGACAGGAGTTTCCGCATTGACGAGCGGCGGCTCCACCTGCGGC